TACATAGATGCAAACTCTAGTGCTGCGTCTACTGGTAAAGCAATAGCAATGGCACTAGTATTTGGTTAAAAGGAGAAATAAATGGCAATACCTAATATAGTAAATGTAGCTACAATTCATGCTGAATCAATAGTTGGTGATCTTACAACAACTTTAACAACTACTTTGGTTACTAGTGAAGCTGAACATGTATATAAAATAAATGTTCTTAGAGTTACAAATGTAACAGATAATGATGCAACTTGTACAATAGATTTAGAAA